GCGACCGCAACCAACGTCACATCAGCATCTTGCACGTTATCCAACGCCGCGAACGTCACCGACGTGTTCACGTTCACCGACGCCACACCATTCGTGACGTTCAAGAACCGAACAAACGTTGACGATGACACCCCGGAATAACGGGCGCACACCCCCGCGAGCGGCGCACCCACATTCACCGTGAACGTATACGACGTAGCGTCACCAGCCTGCACGAACCGGTAACACACCGCGTGGTTCAGCTGTGACCCAGCACGGGAATACAGCTCCGTAAGCGCCACCGGCGGTGTGATATCAGGCGCGCCCACCGTGGCGCTCACACCACCCACGGACACACTGAAAACGAGCAAATCACCAACCGAACCAGTGGGAACCGTGACGACCACACTGGTAGCGGTGAGGGAAGCACCCGCCGCCGACGTTGGTGTACCAACAAGCGCAATAGCCATCAGTCACAGCTTGAAAATCCGGTTAGCCCCATTGTCGAATGTGATCGTTATCGACCCACCATTGGGAGTCACCGGTAGCCCGGAGCTGGTGGCGGGGGCGTCCGCGCGGGAACCAGCAGAGATCGACGCCGCCGTTGAGGTGACAGTGACGGTGCGGTCCCCCGCGTTGGCCAGCGCTGACAGGGTCGCGGATGCGCCGTTGCTGAAGGTTAGGACAGTGCCGTTAGGGATACCGGCGGCGAGACGTTCCACGGCGATAGTGGTAGAGCTGGACGCTGCCGTTGCGGCGCAGGTCACGATGTGGCGGCCGTCGATCAACGCGGCTACCCGGGATGTGGAGGCGGTGCCAGTGTCTTTGTAAATCAGGATCGCCTCGACAGTCGCGCCGGACACAGAGGAGAACGTCACATCAGCAGCGTCCGCGACACCAGCCGTGACAGTAGGCGACGTCAGGGTCTGCGCGGTTCCCACCACAGCAGCGTCGAAATCATCCAGGTTGTCACCACTGGTCGACGGGCCGAGGTTCACCACATACCCACCGGAGGTGTATGCCGCTGAACCGACCACGTTGGTACCGGTGATCGGATCTGTAAGTTCGATCGTGTTCGTGGCCTGGTTAGCGACTTTCCAGACACCGTTCGCCGCTAAGTTCCCACCAACAGCACCAACCAACACGAGGTCACCGGTCGCGAAACCATTCGCCGTCACCGTCAACACAATCGGGGTGGCGTTCGTCGCACCCGTGACAGCTTTGATACCGACATCCGCGGTGTTCAGGTCTAGTAACGCGGCCTTGAACGTGTTAGTGTCCCAGTCGAGGGTCCCATCCAAAAATCCCTCGCGTCCTTTTTCGAACAGCAAGTTGCCCATTATTCGAGACTCCCTTTTCAGTGTGACCAGCAACGAAGCCCGGAATAAGCGGGCGGATACCAACAGGGAATTAGTGGAGTGTGCTGAGGTATTTCCCGAGGCCGTACCAGTCGGTGGTCATGCGCTGCTGCGCGTCCCACAACTCGATCCGACCCGCACACACCGCCGCGTGAGCAGCGTTCTCGACCGTGTCTTTCGCGTTCGGTGACCCGTGAGGCTCGGGCCACAGGTTCGCCGGGTTCCGCGGTGACCCACCCAACGACAACGCGATCAGGTGGTCTTCCTCGTGGGCGCTGACAGCGTCGGTGAACCCGTAGGCCCGCATCTGCTGCGCCTTGAGCCGGCTGGTGTACGACGTAGGTGGCCGGACGGTGTCGGTGTGCGCTACGGGGCAGATCTGGGTGAGAGTCAGGCCACCGTCGGTGGCACCGGGGGTGCACGCGAAGTCCGGTTCCCACGCCTGCGCATCGGCGGGGTTGACGTGCCTGGCGTGGCATGACCCGGCTGGTAACGCGGCCACCGCGGCTTCCTGGGGGTTGCTGGGGCCGCATCCCACCGCGAGGAGCAACGCCGCTGCCAGGACCGCTTTCACACCACTGGCTGCTTGAGATCCACGCCGTGCATCTTCGAGTACGTCGAAAGCCGCATCCGGAAGTACCCGGCGTCACCCCACCCAGCGCCCCACGAGTTCGCGAAGGTGATCACGCTCGCGGCGAGGTTGCTGGTGTTGATGTCCACGGCGATGGCTTCGACTTCGTGACCGCCGGCAAGTCCGCTGGACGACCAGTGGGAGTTGGAGTCGATGAACCCGGCCTTGTCAGGGTTGAAGAACGCGTTGAACCACGGAGTGCCCATGAGCACGGGACCGGACTGCAGGAGCTGGAGGAACCCGGTGGCGGTGGTGGCCCAGGTGTACCCCCGGATCGTGCCCCGAGCGGCCAGCACCTTGCAGATCGCGAGGCCCGAGCTTCCGGAATCTGTGGGGGGGTACGTGCCGGGGTAGGGGTCAATTTTCGTGGCGTCGGAGTACAACTTCACCGCGAACCGCTCATCAGCGGTGGCGTCATCGTCGGTGGCGCCCAGCGCGGTGTTCCCGACCTTGTCGTAGAACGGTTGCGTCCCGAGCGCGCCGGTGCCGGCGTTACCTGTGCACGACCCGAGCTGGCCTTGGTCGAGGATGGGGATGATCCGTTCCCAGTGCTGGTTGGTGAGCTTCGCGCCCATCCGCTGCGCGTCGTTTTCCACCGCGTACGCGAGGGACCTGGAGTCGAGCCACAGGTTCCGCCCGAGCCGCATCCCGTCAGTGACGGTCTCGTTGAAGCGGCGGTACAGCTCACCGTGGTCGATCAGGGGCATCAGGTGCCTTCTCTCAGCTCGTGCTTACCGGGGATGGCTTGCTGCGGTGGGGTGGCGTTGGGAATGGCGAACACGCCGATAGCGCCGAGCGCGGCGAGCGCGATGGTGATCCAGTCGTTGCCGGTGATGTGCCCATCGATCAGCGTTGTTTGCGCGGCGATCAACGCGGCGGTGAGGACCGCGACGATCGTCTTCGCGTACTGATTCACCCGCGGAACCCCGCTTCCCAGAGCTTCGCGATCGTCAACGGGCCGCAGTTCCGGCCGTCGGCTCCGACGATCCCCACGCGCCGCTGAAATTCCTTGAGCACCGCGACGGTCATATCTCCGTAGAGCCCGGTCACTGGGAGGTGGCTGTAGGCCGGGAAAACTCGATTCATGAACGCCTGCAGGTGCATGACCGTGTCGTTGGTCTGCCCGTACTCGACCTGGGGGATCGACGACGGTCCCGGCCCTGGAGCCGGCGGAAGCGGCGCCGAGGTGTTGATGAGTTTCGTGAAGTCGTCTCTGGTGCCGAGGTAGGCGTCAGCGTCGATCCGCTGGCCGGCGATCAGGGCGCGGTCGGTGAACTGCAGGACGGCTACGGGGAGGCCCCCGTATGCGGCCCAGAATCGTGGTGTGACGCCCTCGTAGAGCACTGAGGCGTATCCGGTGCCGGAGACGTACGACGACGCCCACAGCGTGGGCAGCCCGGACAGGTCGGGGGATCCCATGCGTTGCCAGTACCAGCGTGGGAGGTAGAGCAGGGGCACGCGGGCGCCGTTGCTGGTGCATGCGTCGAGGAACCGGTGGATCCCGGTGACGGTCAGGGTTGGTGTTTGGCCGACGGCGGTGACCGCTTCTGCGTCGAGCATCCCCGGGACGCCACCGGCGGCAGCGAGTTGCTGGGAGAACACCGCAGCTTGGGCGACTTCGTTACCGGACCGAAGGTAGTGGTAGCCCAGGCTGAGGAGCCCGCAGGCTTGGCCGCGGCGGATCCAGTCGAGCCCACCGAACGTACCGGTGCCCTCCGACAGTTTCACTGCCATGAAGTCGATGCCTTCGGCGCGGACCTGTTCGATGTTCAAACCCGCTTGGTACTGCGGGTGAACGTCCACCCCGTAGATCATCAGCAGGTCCCGGCGGCGTTGGTGCGTTGCTGGTCGGCGGCGATGAGCCCGGCGTAGTAGTCCTGGGACGCTTTGAGCCGGTCCGCTGGGGTGCTGGCTGGGTTCAACACGATGTCGAACAGGCGGCGTTGCGCCGCGCGTTCCGTCGCCGCAGCGTTGCGGAACTCGGAGTTCTGCTGGACCTGGCAGGTCAGGAAATGTTCGGACCGGTACCCGAGGACCGCGACGGCGGCACCGATGAGGACCATGACGATGAGGACGACCGTGAACCCCACGGTGCGGCGGTTCACCGCGCTGCGGAGGTGTTCCACGGATTCGGTCAGCGCCACAGCTTGTGGCCCGGTAACGACCTGAGGTGTCGCTGTTAGTGGGTCGGGGACGCCGCTAGCGGCTGGGTTGATCGGTGGGTTCTGGTGGTGGGTCATCGCCGTCTGCCCCCTGGTTGGTTCGGTCTATCTCGGTGCGTAACGCGGTGGTGAACACACGTAGTTGAGCGACGGCTATCAGCAGGTCGTGGCGGGATTGGTGGGTTTCTCGGCGGCAGCGCCAGTCCCGCAGGGGCATGGTTGTCACGGGCCTCTCCGCCAGTCGTCGTAGTCGCCGCTGATGGGGTCACGGTGACGGCCGGGTAGGCGCCCACCGAGTTCCGTGATCTGCGCGCGGGCTACGACCAGGTCGGCTTTGGTGCGGGCGAGTTCGGTGAGGGCTCGTTCGAGTTCTCTGGTGGCGCTGGTGAGCGCGTCGGTGGCCACGACACGTTCAGCGTTCCACTCGGTTTGCATCCGCCGGATCTCCGTTTTCAGGTCGGTGATCTCACGGCGGAGGGTCCGGTCGGCGTCTTGGAGTGTTTTGACGTACTCGTTCGCTGAGCCCAACGCGGTCGCGTCCGTGTTGACGCTGAGACTCCGCAGCTCACCGCGGCGACGGAGCAGGAAGATGGCCAGCTGTACGGTGCCACCGCCGAGGGTGATCGCGACGACCTGCAGGATGAACCGCAACGTATCCGGGCTCATCTGGCCCCCGTCGCAGGTCGCGTCACATGCTGCTGCTGGTGGCGCCGCGAGCCCGGCGGGAGATCAACGCGATGCGCCCGAAGAACGCGACTGCGATCAACAGGTTCTCGGGTCCGGTGACCAGCCCTTGGGTGCCGAGCCCGAGGATCACGCCTATCCCATAGACGGTCGCTCCGAACGCGGCGAGGGCGAGGCCGATGACTTCGAGGAGGTAGTCGGATCGGATGATGCCGGTGGTGACGAGGATGCCTCCGACGAGCATCGCGGCGCCCATGACGCGGATCATGGAGCCGCCGCCGAGTTCGGTGAACGCTCTGGATGCGTTGTCCCCGAGGATGATCGCGGCGATCCCAATGATGGTCATGCCCAGCGGGAGGGTGACGGCGGTGGGTTGTTCCCGCCACGCCGCCCACAACACCCGCCCCACGGCGTTCACGGTGTCCCGCCGGCGCGTTTGGATTCGACGCTGACCGGGATGACGGGGCTGCGGATGTCGATGATCCCGGTCGATCCGTGTGTGTCGCATTGTCGTCTGGTCACGCCGGTACCGTGCGCCCGGCAGTAGGGATCCGGGCCTGTCTCGTCGCAGGAGCAGCAGCCACAACCAGCGGGGATGGTCATCAGAAGATCCTCGTCAGCTTGAACATGGTGCCCACTTTCAGCAGGGTGGATCCGCTGGCGGTGACCTGAGCGAAACCCATGACCAAGTTCCCGGATGCGGTGTTCACGCTGATCAGTCCGGAAGGACGGGCCATCATAAAACTACCCGCGCCGCCGCCACCGAAGTTCATAGTCGCAGTCGCCGTACTGTCCGTGGCAGTCGCCGATAAAGCCGATATGGTGCCAGCGGTAGTGATGGCTGTAGTCGGCCCCCATGGTGCCATTCGGATGAGTGTGGCCGTCGGAGCGGTGAATCGGATGCTGATGTCTGCTGTTGTGCTGCTGTCATAGACTATTTGGCAGGTGATGATGTACGCAGCGTTCGCGGCTACTGCTGTGGTGAGTTCCGCTGCGTCTTGGAATGTGACCGATGACGATGTCAGATCCGACGTCAACGCTTTGGTGAGGTCAGTGTTGTCGAACGCTGTGTCGACCAGCGCTGCGGTGAGGTTCTGACCCGCCAGTAACGGTGAGAACAACGCAGATCCTTTCTACAACGCCAACGTCGCGCGGCGCGCCAACGACACACGTTCCCCCACCGAATGGGCTTTCACTATCCCGTTCACGCTGCGGGTCACTGTGAATGTTTGTGGGGATGTGGTACCCGAGACAGCGGTAACGTTCATCACTTCCCCACCTACCCGGATGGGGATGGGCATGTCACCCGCCGCTGTTGTCCACCGGACCGTGGTGAAAGCCACCGACAGTGTGGTCGCCGAGCTGGTCACACCCGCGCTGAGAGTGGAGTCGTCGCTGTCCAGTTTATTCAAACCGGACGTGTCCAATTGGACCACTTGGTACGGGGATTCGGGGGAGCAGTTGTAGGTGATGGTGTGTTCGTAGAGGTCGATGGTTTCGGTGTAGCCCCTAACGATCTGGGAGATCGTGTCCGGTGTTTGCCCGGTTTTGGGGTTCGCGATGGTGATCCGGTCACCGAGGTCCACCGTCAACGCCGCCGTGTCCAGGGCTGTGACGTTGGGGTTCGCGATGTCGATCGTCACCGCGGGGTACCGTGTCTCGTCGACGGTTCCCGCGGCCAGCAACCACGTCGCCAAATCGGGTAGCTGGGTGTCGAACGCGACGTTGAGGGTGGTTTGGACGTCGTAGCGCCCCACCCCACCTTGCTCCGGTGGCAATATCGACATCCGCCCAGTGACGAGGTCCGCTTGGGCGAACGACCCGTCTTGACGGGTCACGGTCACATCGTTGCGGGTTTGCTGGTCATCGTCGGTGGGTTCAAACGGTGGGGTGATCTGCCCGGCGCTGTAGTCCAAGCTCAACGTCGCGGCCTGGTTGTACAGCGACGCCCTGGTCCGGAACGACAACCCCGAGTCGCCGCGCATCTCCGCGAGAACGCCCAGGTCAGCGTCCGCGGCGGAGTCCAGGAGGTTCAGCAGTGTGTCCACTCGTTGCGCACCGGCCGCGGCGGTGTTCCCGCGGTCCCCCCGCCCGCCGAGCTGGATGCCTTCTTGGGCGGCGAGGCGTTCGATGCGTTCCCCAGCTGTTTCCCCACCGAGGCTGAACGCGTCCCCGGTGGAGCCGTTCAGCGTCGACACGGTGTCGAAGATGCTGGTGACCGCGGTGCGGACCGCGAGGTGCCCCAGTGTGGTGCCCTTACAACCCTGGTAGGGGTCGATGGTGAGCCGGTTCGCTTTGCCGACGGTGAACCCGTTGAGGGTGCCGCTGACGTTTTGCCCGGATGTGTCACCCACGTTGACGGTGGTCAAGCTCCAGTTGATGTTCCCACCGGTTTCGGTGAGGTTCAGGCTCCACAACCCGGCTGTGTCAACAGCCCCGAAGGTGAACGGGCCGGCGTTGAGGACGCTGGTGCCGTTACGACCGAACGCTTCGATGGAGATGTCACCGAGGGCGTTGCGGAACGTGATCTGCCACGCCAGTGTGGTGCCCGTGCAGAACATTTGCGCGATGATCGACACGTCGGGGAGCGCTGTCGAGGGGGCGTGCATGAACCACCGGAACATGGTCTGCCCGGTCGCGGTGTAGTTCGGGATCGTCCCGATCCACCACCCCACGTCCAACGTCGCCAACGGAGCGGACGCCGCGAGCTCGGTGTAGGCAGCGAAGTCCGTTTTCCCTTGCGTGGTCATCGGGAACCCACCGATACCCGACGCGACGATCAGGGAGTCTTTGCCGTCTTCCACCGGCCAGTACGCGACCACGTCAGTGAACCCGTTGGAGTAGGTCCGGGTGAACTCCGACTTCACCGGGGACACACCCTGGCTCATCCGCCGGCGGATCCCCGCTGCTTCGACGGGGGCGTAGACGTCGTTACCGGAGGTGTCCCAGCGTTGCGGCCAGCTGGACACTTCCCCGACGAACCGGGGTACCCGCACCGTGGTGTTGCTGTAGGAAAACACTATCGGGAACGTGTTCGTGTTCCCGGTGAAGACTTCAGACCGGATCCCCACGGGTCCCGCGACGCCGATGCTGTCGTCGTTTCCGATCACGTTCCACGAATACGGTTCGGTGCCCGCAGCGGCCCACACTTTCGCGCGGATCGTGTGGCCCTCTGTTTGGGCGCGTACCCGCAGCGCCTGCGACGACGAGTGGATGATCCCCGTATCAACACTGGCGACGACATCCGACCCGGGACCCGCGGTGATGAGGAATATGCCGATGAAGACATGCCCCGCGGTGGTCACCTCAGTGGTGATCAAATAATAGGAGTCCACGCTTTGCCACCGGAGGATAATGTTCGCGGGGAACACACTGTTACCGGTGACCGTGGTGAACGGCAAAGTCACGGTGACAGCGACGTCCACGTCACGCCACGCGTTAGCGGCGGTGTAGTTGTACCGGAAGTTCCCCGCCGATGGGACCGACTGTTTCCCCACACCACCGTTGACTTGGAAATCGCTGGCCGTGAACGTGCCTGAGCTGACCGGGGTCCACACCTGACCGGTGTCCGCGGAACCCCAATCGTTGACGACGGTACGAACGAACGTGTCCTTCAACTGCTCAATCGTCACCCGCAGTGGGTTGTTCCGCCCGATCGACCCGTAATAAATGCTGTTCGGGTTCCGGGGTGAATAGTTACCGGACCGGTTGTTCAGGGTCAGTTGACACGACGACGGTTCCGGTGCGGTGTTCTCATCTTTCGACCCGCGACTGATTTGGATTTTGTCGCGGGAGTACACGTCGCTGGTGACATCAACCCAGCCGCCGTTGAGGAACAGTTCCGTCTTGGCTTGGCGGGGGGTTTGGGGGAACGCCATCAGGCACCCAGCACGGCTTGAACGTTGCCGCCCTGCTTACGGACCTCGGACCGGACCATCCGGAGCAGTTCCTGAACCAACGCGGAGTTGCTGTTGATGTACACCTCGTTCCGGCCGCCGCCGTGACCGCCGTGGCCGCCTCCACCGCCGGTGGTGGGGACGGTGGGGACGGGGTTGGGGTGATACGTGGTGCTCAACACACCAGGGTTGATCGGTAACCCTGACCCGGACAGGGCGACGTTGCTCCCACCGAAGTCCGCGATGCGGGGCCCGGACACGACCTGAGATAACATTTCCGGTCCGGGAACAGCGCCCCCACCACCCCGGTGGCGCCACCAGTCACGCCAACCGCCCGACGATGAACCACCCCCGGTGTTCATGGCGTCTTGGATTTGCCCACCGAGCCCACCGAGCCAGTCCGCGATCTGCCCCCACCGGGACTGCATCGAGTCATGCAACCCCGCCATGATCTGCGTGCCGGCGTCGGTGAGGATGTTGTAGTCCGCGCTCGGTGGCCCTTTCAGGCTCTGAATTGATTGGGCGATGGACTGCAACCACGGGGCGATGGTGTTGTTGTAGAAGTCGACCATCGCTTGGTAGAAACCGGTCATCGCGGACGTCCCAGCGCTCGCGAGGACGCTACCCAAATTGCCGATCGCGGTCGTGATCTGACCCGGCAACGCCTGGATGTAGCCCAACACTGTCTGGATACCGCTTTGGACTGCGGTGCTGACCGCTGTCCACGCGGTTGTTGTCGCGGTTTGCACGGCGGTCCACGCGGTGGTGACCCCACTTTGGATGGTCGTCCACGCCGTCGTCAACGCCGTTTCCACGGCGGTGATCGCCGTGGTGACAGCGGTTTTGATAGCCGTCCACGCGGTGCTTACCGCGGTGCTGACCGCTGTCCACGCGGTCGTCGCAGCGGTTTGGATCGCGGTCCACGCCGTCGACAACGTGGTCTGGACCGCGGTGACCCCCGTCGAGACAGCTGTGCGGATCGCGGTCCACGCAGCGGACACACCCTGCTGGAATTGCTGCCATCCCGTGGTCGCGGTTTGGACCATCGTCTGGAACGCGGTGCGGATCGTGTTCCCGATGGTCGTGAACCCACTAGACACAAGGGTCGTGAGCTGCTGAATGGGTGCTGTGGCGCCCTGAATGAACTGTTGCCACCCTGTGGTCGCGGTCTGACCCATCGTTTGGAACGCCGACTGGATCGTGGCCGGCAGCGTGTGCCAGAAGTTCATGAACGGTGAGCTGGCGAACTGCGCGGGGAACGCGTTCAGTTCTTGCTTGAGGTCTTCGAGGGCCTTACCGGGGTCTTTGATGGCGTCCGCGATACCAGCGAGCTCGTCCCGGTTCGCGGCACCGAAACCGGACGTCAGAGGGTGCTGCTGCGCTTGCTGCTCCTGCTCGGGTGTGTTCTTCGGCAACAAGGCGTCCGCGCCCACCGCGAGCGCCCCGATCCCGATAGCGGCAGCGGCGGTTTTCCACGCGTTCGAGAACCGTGTAGCGGACGCTTCCCCAGCGGCTGCGGCTTCCTCGTTCGCCGTGACCAGACTCTTCAGGGAGGTGATCACCGTGCCTATCGTGGTCACCATGTTCGTGAGACCCTGGATGACTTTCGCGACTAGCCACGCGTCGAAGAACGCCTGCACGATCGTCGTCGCACCGGGAACGTTCTCAATGATCCACCGGATGGCTCCGGTGACGTCCTGCAACGCCTGGAGGAAGTTCGGGCCGAACCCCTGCGTCGTCGCCAGGTCCTTGATGATGGCCACAAGGTTCTTGAACGTGTCCCACAGCTCTTTGACCGCTTCGATGCCCTGTTGGATCCATTCCTTGAGTTGCCCCGACTGCTTCGCGTTGGACACGAACTCAGCGGCCCGGTCAGCGGCGTCTTTGAAGTGCTGCGCCAACTGAATAAGCAACGGCGCACCAACCGACGCGACATCCGTGAAGATCTGCAGGATCGGTTTGATAGCACCAGTCAAAATGGTCGCCGCGGCGGCGTTGTCGGAGAATATCTGCTTGTACGCTTCGATGGACGACTTCTGTTGCGCGAACTGAGCGACCTGAGTCATTGCGCTGTTCAACGCGCCAGCCATCTGCGTCAAACCGGTTTGCACCACCGGCAACACAGTCTGCCCCATGTTCAGCAACTGCTGCCCGATGCCCTGGAACAGCTGCTGTTGCACTTCCAGGCGTAACCCGTCGAACGCAGGCTTCAACTGAATGATCGCGGACACGACCTGCTGCGCGGACGGCGCGAGGTTCTTCAACGACGCCGCGTACGCGTCCGCTGACTCTTTCGCCTTCTTGTGCGCCGCGTCCGCTTCCGACACCGCCGTGTTCGCGGTCTTCTGCGCCGCCTGGTACGAGTTCAGGGCACCCACGTTGCCCGTCGCCGCGGCTTCCGCGGTCTTCAACGCGGCCGTGTTCGCGGCCTGCGCCGTCTCCGCTGCTTTCAACTGCGTCGTGACGTTCTGCCCCGCGGCCTGCTCCGCTTTCAGCTGCGCAACGTTCGCGGCGCCCTCAGCGACACGCTGCTTCAAAACGGTGATGTTCTGCTGCCCGTCAGCCGCCGCTGACTTATTCGCCGCCCCCACCGCCTGCTGCGCCGTCGCGTCGGCCTGCGCAGCGGCCTGGGCGTCCTTGTGCGCCGTCGACGCGTCTTTCAGGGCGGTGCCCATGCCCTGGACACCGATCACCGCCGCGCCGAACGCGGTCCCCACCGCCGTCGCCGCCGCCGGCAACAACCCCAACGCCCCCGACAACTGCCCAATCGACGCGAGGAGAGGTTGGATCGACGCGCCGATCGCCGCGAACATCGTGGACCCAAGATCAGCGTTGCGGAACTTGCTGACGAGGTTGTCAGTCTCGGTGCCGAGGCTCCTGGTGCTGTTCTCCACCTCTTTCAGCGCGGTGGAATGCTGCTTCGCGGCGTTCGACGCGTTGTTATGCGCCGTGGTCAACCGCTCGGCCGCCGCTACCGTGTTCTGCTCCGCGCTGGTCAGTTCCTGCTCAGCCGCCACCGCGTCACGCCGAGCTGTCGACACCCGCTGCTCGGCCGCGGCGATGTTCTCCGACGTCGCCGCGATCGCCGTCCGGGTCTGCTCAAGCTGCTGCTCCGCGTCCCGCAACCGTGTCGTAGCCGCCTCAGCCGACGTCCGCGCCGTGGTCTCCCGCTGCGCAGCGGACTCCATCGCCGTGGTGGCTTCCTGCTCCGCCGCCGCCGCCGCTTTCCACTGCGTGTTCAGCGCCGCCAAACGCGTCCCAGCGTTATCCGCTGCTGTGCCCACGTTCTGGAACACCTGAGTTGCACCGTTATCGCGACCGAAAATGTCGAAGAACAACGAGGTCACGACTGGGCCCTCGCTTTCTCCCGTAACACATCCACATAAGTGAGCAACACAGGATAAGAAAGGGCCTCAAGGTATTGGAACGGGATCCGGGTCGCTACCGACAACTCAACAACGAAACGAGTTATTGAGCCACTAAAGTAGGGCGCTCACCGTTAACGGTGACCTCCACGTGCACCGGTTCCACATCAACGATCAAATCGAGGAACGCGTCATACTCTGCGGTCTCGAGACCAGCGTGCGTCGCCGCAGCCCACGCCAACCAGTACATGTGCGACGCCCGAGACATCTCCGCCAATGACATGTTGAAATGGTCCTCGAACTGGATCTGAACCTTCGGTGGCAACGCCACCTCCACCGACTCTTTGTCCAGGTAGTTGATGCGTACCTGCCGCAACGCAGCCATCAGCCGCCCTCGATCCGCTGTTTAATGGTTTCCATGGCCTGCTCGAACTGGGCTCGCGCGTCCGGTTCCGCTTCTTTCAACGGTTCGCTCCACCAACCCGGTTTCACTTCTTCCGGGTACCAGTGCCGCTTGTCCCCGAACAGTGGGTGGACGGTATGCCCGGCGTCGAGTGCCTCAATGTCATGCGATGACCGGGCGGTGAGCCGGGCGCCGTCCCCGGTCGTGACGAAACTGAAATCAGTGTCCCTCGCGACGACCTCATTCAACCGGCCACGCTTGGGTAAGCGGTCGATCGCGGACCGGCGGACCTTCGCGGACAGGCCACCCATCGCGTCCCGCGCAGCTTGCCGCAGGTCCTTCTCCACCTCAGCGTTGCGCAAACGTTCACCGGCGGCGATGAACGACTGCCAACCGATGACGTATTCAGCCATCTACACGATCACCCTGGACAGCGGGCCACCAGCAGTGAACGGGATCTTGATCGTGGACACGTCCCCGACTTTCCCGTCCAACGGAATGTACTTCGACACCAGGACAGTCCCCGAGTACTGCGGGTTCGTGGCACTGTTCACGGCGCTCGTCGGGTTGATCGAGATGGTGGTGGTAGTCGCGAACAGCGGCCACAACGTCTGGTCCACCGCCGCCGACGAGAAATCCTGGTTGAAGTCGACTTCCAGGGACCAGTCTTTCAGGCCGGCGATGCGGGCGGTGTACCCGTTACCACCCATCGCGGTCACGTCTTGTTCCTTCACGGACACGTTCAGGGTGACCTGACGAACGTAGGTGGAGAGGTTCACGGAATTTATAATGACTTTGGCGTCGGTAAGCACCGTGGCGGCCATGGTTGGGTCTCCTTATTGGACGGCGATAGCACCGGCACCGTTGAAGGTGCCTGTGATAGCGGAAACGTTCAGGCGCCACCACGTGTCGGTGATGCCGGCGGCGGTGACCCGGGTGAGCCAGTACCCACCCGCCGTGGTCATGGCGGGGAAAGCGGCGCGGGTGACGTATGAGCCACCGACGGTGGGCGACGATTGCACCTGGAGAGTCATCGTGGTCCCGGCCGTGAACACGTGATACACGCTGTAAATGAACTTGTTCGCGGCACCAGCGCCGACCTGCTGGGGTGACCCGGTGACGCCCGTCGCGGTCACGTTCCCCGGGGCGTCCACGACGAGGCCACGGACGAGCCCGGTGGTGTTGGAACCCATCGCGGTGAACTGGAACGGGACCGCGTCACCGACCTTCCCGAACATCTGGTACTTCGTCCGGGCGCACTGGAACATGTACGCCGTTGACCCCTCAGGGGAGAACGGCGCGATCGTGATCGGCTGGTCGAACAACCCGAAGTTCGCGAACAGCGACGCGTCCGGTGGGGCGTCCCAGTACCCGTCGACTTGGGCTTCGGTGTCACGGAGCCCCGCGATACGGGCCATGTACCCGTTCCCACCGAACGTGGACACGTCCTGCTCTTTCACCGACGCCGTCAACGTGACCTTGTTACTGGCCGTGGTGAACGCGAAGTCCTGAGCCCACACGGTCGCGTCGGTGAGGACCGTGGCCGTCATCAGCTGGCCTCGTTGGCCTTGTCAAGCACCTTGGAGTCCGTCTTCCGGACCAGTTCGACGTGCTGCCCGTCGATCAACGCGCCGATGTTGGTGTAGGTGGGGTCGAGTTCGACGGTGCCACCAGTGTTGACGTCTTTACCGTCAACACCAACGATGGGACACGGCCCGATCACGGTGCATTTCACTGTTTCAGCCACTGTGTGTTCTCCTAGTTGAGCTGGGCGCGGACCCGTAACTGGACCTCGAAAAGGGATATGTACCCGGACCCGCCGGCTTCGGCTTCGGTGACGTGATGAATCCAACTAGCGAGTTGCAGCATCATCACACCAGCGATTTGGGGGTTGTTCGACACGACTTGGATGACTTCGTTGAGCATCGCCACCGCCCGCACATCAGCAGCTTCCTGCCCCCCGGTTTCCATGGAGAACGCTTGGACGTTCACCCCGAGGCGGTAGTCCTCCGCGACGGGGAACGCGGCCCCGTTGCGCATCGAGATCTCGTGGTGCAACGCGTCCCCACCGCGGAAGAAAATAACGTCCCCCGTGACGTAGGTCCCGGGTTGGCTATAAGAGACCTGGACCCCCGTGAGGCCCGGCGCTGACTGGAACGCGTCCCGCAACGCCTGTTTCACCGCGACCAGCGACGACCCCAGGTAGCTAGTCACGCGAACACCGGCGGCTGCGGCCCCAACAAGTCCTTCACCGACTGCGGCAACGCGAAACCAATGTTGAACCCCGGCAACTGCTGGGTCACGATGTTCCCCGACAGACCACGCCGAGTCGCCCACAAATGCTGGATCATGATCCGGGCCGCTTCGAGGATGTTCGCGGGGATGATCGTGTACCCAGCGACGTAGGACACGGTCAGATCACCCCACAGCGACGCCGAACCCGGCAGCGGCGTCAACTCCCCCGTGACCTTGTCGACGTGCAGGCCGGTAACGTCCCACGTGTACAGCCCGTCGATCGTAGCGACGCTGGTCAGGGAGATGACGGGGCGTTTGTTCACCCAAATCGCCGTCGTGGCCACGTCGAACCCGTGCGTCGACGGGGTCACCAGCACACGACCGGCGTGGTGCCGGTAAGTACTGTAGTAATGCTCCTCAGCGGTGATGTGCCGGCGGATCACGACCTGATCCAAATACTGCTCGATCATGTACGTCGCCGCTGCGTTATAGCGTCGTAGTTCCTCGTCGGAGTCGGTGTCGTCGAACCGCAACAGGGTTTTCGCGTCGTCGAGACTGACGATGTACGGGGGTGACCCTTCGGCGACGTCGAACACGTCGGCGTAACTGGACTGGTTCGACCCGGCCACGGCCCACCGGATCGCGTGCCGACCCGACTGCGTCGGCACGAACACCGTCTCGTAATACGCCGTCGCCGGGTTCGTCACCGACGCAGTCACCGGCGTCTCGTCGGGTTGGGTGATCGTCGCGGTCACCGCACCATCCGGGACCACGAGGTTCCCGTTCGGTGCCGTCGACTGAAACGTCAGGAGCGCCGAGTCACCCAGGTCGTAGAGAATGACCACTCACCCCCTTTTAGCGGGCGCGGGTTTCCGGGGTCACAACGCCACCCCGACGCGCAACCACGTTCCGCTCAGGGGTCTCCACGGTGGTGGAGGGGCGCACGAGCTCACCGCGCACCCCATCCGCCCACACACTCGCCTGCTCGGGTGTCATGTCAACTTCCTCACCCTCATCCCAGTTGAACCGCTCACCGGCGACTGAGGTCAACATGCGCACCCGAGGCATCAGGCCTTCAACTCCTCACGGAAGTTGTGCCGGTGCAGTTCCCGGCGCTCCGTCTCAGCGCGTTCCTGGATCTCCTCGTCGGTGAACCCACCCCAGCCGAGAGACCCCGGGTCACGCTCACCACCTTCGCTGCTGAGGTGTTTCGCGCCTTGGGCTTCACCGGCACGGT